GCAGATCGTCCACTATTTAACGCCGTTGGTCCAACAACTAACGCAGCTGGAACAAACATCATGTCCCGCGGAAACGTAATGGGTCTTGATCTAGTGGTCGATTACAACATTGGCGCAACTAATATCTTGGCTTACCCATCCGCATACGCTGCCTTCTACGAAAGCGGAACCGCACAGGTCCGCGTCAACGTAATCGACACTATGACCGTAGAAATTGCGGTATATGGTTTCGTTGCATTGGCTAACAAGTACCCAACAGCGATTCGGGCAATCACCGTTTCCTAGTTGAAACATCGTGAAGGGGATCGTCCTGGTCCTGAACGGTCCCCTTCACTTCATCCAAAGGAATTCAAATGGCACTTATTGACATCGATGATTTCAAAGAGATCTTAGGCGTCGGCGATCTGTACGCCGATTCACTTCTTGAATCTGCGATGGAATCTGCCGAAAATCTAATCCTTGGATTCTTAAATTTCCACCGTGCTTCAATTGTTGCCGTAACCATTCGGAACAACGTGGCAACATTTGCCACACGAAGCCCGCATGGTTACGTCATCGGACAGCAAGTCACAATTAGCAAGGTCGGAAACCCATTCGACGGAACCCGCACAATCACACGGGTCACCGAATACACATTCCAAGCATCGATTACTAATGCCAATATTGCGCGACGATTGAACGTGCCTGATGGCGATTGCATTCTTCAAGGACAATCAAGTTATTACGACACGAATGAAAATTGCCGGACCGCAGCTCTAATGGTTGCCGTGGATATTTGGAACGCACGTCAATCCGCATCGGGTCAAATGCAGGCTGTCGATTTTAATCCTGGACCGTATCGCATGGGACGATCATTGTTGTCCCGCGTCGTTGGATTGATTAGCGAATACCGCGATCCCAAATCGATGGTCGGATAATGTCTAACAAACTAAGCGACGCCCGCGCAGCTCTAAAGACTACGCTGGAAGCGTTAGGATACATCGTTTATTCCGCACCGCTTGAAAACATGACGCCACCGTGCTTGATTTTGGTCCCTGCGTCCCCATACGCGTCCATCGTGACCGTTGGATCAACGCCACGAATGATCCTGTCATTTCAGGTGACATTATGTGTCGCAGCTAATGACAATCAAGCTGCCCTTACAAACTTGGACGCGATGATCGCGAACGTGTCCGAAAACCTTCCGACGGGAATCCGCGTCGGGGACTTTACACAACCAAAGATCGTTCAGGTCGGACCTAATGATCTACTATCAACCGACATTCAATTTGATGTCACAATCTAAGGAAATCTAATGGCACTTACCTATGTAACAGGACATGATCTGTCCTTATCGATTGATGGCGATTCATATGATGACGTCGCAGCTTCGGTAACCCTAGCCGTCGAACCAAATCAGCAGACACTTGAAGTCCTATCTGGTCGCGCTTACAAAACTATCGATTACACCGCAACCCTATCCGTGGAACTTTATCAGGATTGGGGATCCACATCCCCTGCGTCCGTGTGTGAAGCCCTATTCGACGCAGCTGGCGCAGCTGGTGACACAGGAATCGGATTTAGTTTCACAGCAAATGGATCCGTATTTACCGGTGATATCTTCCCGAATTTCCCGGAAGTTGGTGGCGCAGCTACCGACGCTCTAACCGTGACCGTGGAATTCGTCGTCGTCGACGGCGCCGTTTCGCGGGCATAACGAAAGGAATCAGGACCAATGAAAATCCAGATCAAAATTAAACATCCCGATCACGGCGTTATGGTCGTGACCACGTTGCCCGCCGATCTCATGAAATGGGAACGGATGACAAAATCAAAGATGACCGATCTTGTTGAGAATCGGCGGGTCGACGGGGAAGATGTTGTCAAAGTCAACATGGGATTTGAAGATCTTATGGTCATGGCGTTCGCGGTATTACAACGCGGAAATCAAACCGACAAGAAATTCGATCTATGGGCGAACGAATTGGAATCGGTTGAATTGATTGGAATCGATGAAACGGATTTTACACAAACGGCACCATCGGACGAACCATCGCCGATCTTGCCGTCGAAGGAATAATCAGGATTGACCTGGATGATCTTGATTGGGAAATGTTAGGGACCATCCAAAAGATAAGAATCGAACGATCGAAAAGGAAGTGAATCATGGCAATCGATCAATCAATCACGGTTGATTACGGCGAATATCGCCGATTGCTGGATTCGCTTGGAAGCCTGGACAAAGCTGCCAATCGTGAAATGCGCGCCGAAGCCGAAATGATTGCTGAAAACATCATGGTCCCTGCAATTTCGTCCGCGATTCGAAGCCACGCGCCAAACTATGCAACCAAATTGATTCCAACCATCAAAACGAAGCAAGATCGTCTTCCAGGCGTTCGCATTGGTAATTCGACGAAAACATCAAGCCGTGGAACCGTGTTGAATTCTAGGACCGCGGGTGGACGTGGCGTATATTCCGGTGGCGCAACTACAAACATGATTCGATTTGGTACGATTAAAGGATACTACACATCCCGATCAGGTCGTCCGCAATTATGGGCGCAAGGCATTCGACCAGGTTGGACCGACACGGCGGACGCCATGTACGCCGAACCCGCGTTCGCAGCTTGGGCAAACACCGCGCAAGATGTAGTCGATCGATGGAATAGGGGATTCTGATGGCAACTAAGGGAATTGGACGTCCATTAACGATCCTACTTCAAGCGGATACGACGGGATTTGCTAAAGGCTTACAGCAAGCCGAAACAGGCATCAAGAAGATGTCCAAAAGTGTTAACAAGGCAGCTCAAGTCGCAACCGTTGCCCTAGCAGGATTGACGACCGTTGCAATTCAATTTGCAAAAGCAGCTGCACAAGATGAAACTTCGGCATTACTACTTGAAAAGGCGTTGCAAGATTTAACGGGTGCCACCGATGCGCAAGTCGAAGCCGTCGAAGATTACATCAGAGCGACATCATTGGCGTTGGGTATTGCAGACGATGAATTGCGTCCTGCATTCGCCCGATTAGTACGATCAACCGATGACGTCGCCAAATCTCAAGAATTGCTTAATTTATCGCTAGATATAGCAGCTGCAACGGGTAAGCCGTTGGAAGCCGTTGTCAATGCCGTAGGTCGCGCATATGACGGGTCCACGACATCATTGGGTCGATTGGGATTGGGCATTGATAAGGCGACATTGGCTTCGGGCGATTTTGCCAAAATTCAATCCGAAATTCAATCAAAAGTTGGCGGAACCGCATCAACCGTCGCAGGAACAGCGACAGGATCATTCGCACGATTAACCGTTGCCATTGATGAAGCAAAAGAATCGATCGGGGCAGGATTGCTTCCGTTCATTGGTCCGTTAGCCGATAGCCTTGCCAAACTTGCACCTATCATCGCAGAGAATTCAAAATTGATTCTTGGAATCGGCGCGGTTGTCGGTGCCTTATCGGTTGCCATCATTGGCTTGAAATTTGCCTTATTAGCTGCCAATGCCGTCATGGTTATCACTAGCGTTGTTTCGGCAGCTCTAAAGATTGGATATTTGACGTTAGCAGCTGCCACGGGATCGGCGACCGCAGCTCAAACCCTTGCCGAACTTACTTACAAGCGATCAATCGTTGCCTTAGTTGCTTATAGGGTTGCGATGGTAGGTCTAGCCGTTACGACTGGCATCGTCACAGCTGCGCAATATGCCTTCAATCTTGCATTAAGTCTTAACCCTATTGGTCTGGTAGTAATTGCCGTCGCAGCTCTAGCAGCTGGATTCGTCCTGGCATACAAGAAGATCGAACCGTTTCGCGATTTGATGGATTCAATATTCCAAAAGATTAAGAACATTGGAACGGCAATCAAAGAATCCCCAGTCGGTCAAGCAATCGCAAAAGCCTTCGATGGCTTCCGCGCAGCTGGTGGACCCGTTCGCCAGGGTAGGTCTTACGTCGTTGGAGAAGCGGGACCAGAATTGTTCACGGCGAATACATCGGGGACCATATCGCCTTCAGGATCCTTCGGTGGTGGTGGCGGGATGAATATCACTATCAACGGGGCAATCGACCCAGAAGGCGTCCGCAGAAGCCTTGAAACGCTATTCCAGAACAGCGCACGTCGGACAGGTCCCGTCAATTTTGCGGGGGCTAGATTGTGACGTCCTACGATCCAAATCCTTCGGTCTTTATCAATTCCGTCTTAGTTGATCCCGACGTTGTCATTGACGACATAAGCGTTACAAACGGACGTCCGAACATCCTTGAACAACCGTCACCAAGTTATGCCCGCGTTATCTTATGGACCACCGCGGACACGGCTATCGATGTCCAATTGTCACAACCAATCCAGATTCAGATCGAAACCCCGTCCGCTGGCGACGTGTCAATCTTCAAGGGAATCATTAGCGACATCGACATTCAATTGTCAGATTATGGCGACATCGGAAACGTCACGACCTACACTTTGACCGCCGTTGGACCGCTGGCATCGCTTAATCACAAACTAGCGGGATCGGCAGGTTACCCGAAAGAATTTGACGGCGATCGAATCTTGAAAATCCTAACCGAAGCCTTCTTGACCGAATGGGACGATGTATCGCCGACCCTTGCCTGGTCAGATTTACCGGACGAAACGACCTGGGATTCTTACGATGGCGTAAACATAACCCTTGTCAATGATTTGACCACCGACATCGACACACCTGGCGTCTACGAATTGGAAGCGTACAACGACGGCGACGCGAACGCGTTAACCCTGGCGCAAGAAGCTGCACAATCGGGACGTGGCGTGTTGTATGAACGCGGGGACGGGTCAATCCATTACGACGATTATTCAGCCCGCGCAGGTTATACCGCGTTAAATTTGACCGACAA